TTCTCAGATGAAGCACAAGAAGTAGTTGATGAGAAAGTTGATGAGAAAGATGATGATTTTTTCAAAGTACTTGCTTCAGGATTAAAAGAACAAGGAGTATTTAGTAATACAAAACTTCCAGATGAAAATATTGATGAAGAAGGATTTGTAGGACTTGTTGAAGATGAAGTTGAATCAAGAGTTACTGAAACATTTGAAGGATTCTTTGAGGAAATGGATGATGATGGCAAAGCCTTTCTTAAATTTAAAAAAGAAGGTGGTTCTACAAAAGATTTCTTTAATGTAATAAAAGAAACATCTGCTGTTCCTACTGGTGATATTGATGATGAAAATTATCAAAAAAGATTTTTAAAATATTATTATGAAAATATTGAGAAATTAGATGCTGAAGATACTGAAGAAAGAATTGAGTATCTTGAGGAAAATGGTAAAATTGAAAAATTTGCAAAAAAATATCAACCTAAAGTAGAGCAACTTCAAATAAAAGAAAAAACAGCATTAGCTAATAGAATCAAAGAAGCTAAACAGTTTGATGATGAATCAACAAAGGATTTTCACACAAAACTTAAATCAACACTTGATGGTGCTGAAACAATTAAGGATTTTACAATAGCAAAAACTGAGAAGAATGATTTGTTTAATTTTATTACTAAGCCTTCTATTAAAGTAGGTAAGAATAAATTTATAACAGGTCTTCAACAAGGATTACAAAATGCTAGTAAAGATTATGATACATTAATACTATTAGCTAAACTCATTAAATCAGATTTTGATGTTAGTGGTATTGAAACAAAAGAAAAAACAAAACAAGTTAGAAAATTAAAAAGTAACTTGCAGAGGTCAAAGAAAAATATAAAACCATCAGCAAATGGTGGTTCTGGTAAATCACAGTTATCAGATTTCTTCAATTAATTAAATAATTAAACTATGAGTAAATTAAACAACAAACTGATTACTAAGCAAATGCCTTGGCATGCTAACATGACAGAGATGAACCATTTAGGTGCAGCTCTTATTGCTAAGCCTGGGATATTTGAAAGTAAGATGAATGAGATTTTTACAGCCCATAGGTATTCTGATAATCCCCTTACTTCTAACTTAGTTGGAATGGGAAAAGAAGAAACTATTGGGCAATCTAGTTGGGAATGGGCATTGAAAGGTGCTACTACACGACCACTAGTTTCTGTAGAAAACATGGAGAGTGCAAACACAACTCCAGGTAAAGGTAAGCAAAACTTCAAGATTAAACTTGATGAAAATTGGTATGTACCAGGAGATATTATTTTTCCAGGAACTTCCAATAAGAAATACCAATGTCGTGTTCAAGAAGAGGTAATGAAAAGTGGTACAGGTACTATTTATACTGTACGTCTTATGAGTGATGATCCTAATGCATTTGTTCCACCAACACTTTTAGCTGCTGGTCAACAATGGGGAAAATTATTCTCACAGTATGAGGAAGCAGCAGAGCAATCTGGTTCTACTCAATACAGTTTACCTATTGATTTGATGAACAGAATGGGTCGTTATCGTAAAAAGTACAAAGTGACAGGTGATGCTGCAGATGAAGTACTTGCTGTAAAATTACAGGATGGTAAAGGACAATGGCATAATAGTTGGGTAAAATATGCTGAAGTTGAATATTGGCAGCAGTGGTATCGTGAACTTGAAAGAGGTTTCTGGTACTCACGTAGTACTGATACAGTATTAGGTGCTAATGGTAGACCTATCTTAACTGGTCCTGGTCTTCAGGAACAACTTGAAGATAGTCACTTATATAGATATAGTTTTTTAACTGCTAAACTTATTGAAGAGTATCTAATGGATATTTTTTATTCAAGAGTTAAACCAGGTAAACAACGTAAAATTAAAGCCTTTACAGGTGAATATGGTATGTTGATGTTCCACAGAGCAATCCAAGATTGGGCTGAAAAAACTGGCTTCATTACTGTTGTTCAAGATTTGACAATGGGTAAGACTAGTTCTCCTATGAATGAAAATGCTTTATGGGCTGGTTATCAGTTCACTAAATATCGCATGGCTAATGGTGCTGAACTTGAATTAGTTCATAATCCATTGTATGATGATAGAGAAATTAATTTTGAAATTGATCCATTAACAGGATTCCCAATAGAATCACAAAGAATTACTTTCCTTGATTTTTCAGGTGTAGGTAGTGAGTCTAATATGAAGATTGTTAATAAGAAGAATGGTTACAAATTAGGTTATGTAGCTGGACTTTCTAACCCTTATGGACCTAATAATGGCAAATTAATGAGTCATTCAGGTAACTATTATGAGATGCATGTTGAGAAACAAGTAGGTCTTCACCTAGAAGACGTGACAAGATGTGGGGAACTTATCCTAAGTAGAAATTAGTGATAATCAGATAGTTATGAGTAATTGTTAATAACAAAATGATAATTTAATTTGGTAATATCAATAATATGTATTATATTTGTAGAATAATAAATATAAAAAAGATATGCCAAAATTATCTACAAAACAAGAGTTCATTGAAAAAGCTGTAGCAAAACATGGGAATAAATATGATTATTCCCATGTTAACTACACAAATGGTTTAACAGAAGTAAAAATTATTTGCCCTGAACATGGTGAATTTTATGTTAAACCTCAATGGCATTTACAACAAAGTATTTGTCCTTGGTGTTCAGAAGAAAAAAGAAAAAAGTCTCTTTCTGATTTTAATAAAAAAACAAAGAGACTTACTAATAAAGAGTTCATTGACAAAGCTATTTTGATTCATAATACAAAGTATGATTATTCTTTAGTATCTTATGAAACTGCATTTATTAAAGTAAAGATTGTATGTCCTATACATGGTGAATTTTTACAATCTCCTACTCATCATTTAAGAGGTAGTGGTTGTAAAGAATGTGGAAAAAAGAAAATTAATAAAAATAAAATTTTAACACAAGAACAATTCATTGATAGGATAAAAGATATTCCAAATCTTTCTTTTGAAAAAACAATTTATAAAGATAAAAGATCTAAAGTAATAGTTACTTGTAAAATTCATGGTGATTATGAAACTACTGCTGAAGTATTATTAAAAGGAAATGGATGTAAAAAATGTGCACTTAGTAATGGTACAAGTAGATGGACTTATACTGAATGGGAAATTGAAGGACTCAAAAGTAAACATTTTGATAATTTCAAATTATATGTAATAAGATGTTATAATGATACTGAAGAATTTATTAAAATAGGAAAAACATATAATATTTTAAAACGTAGATTTAGAGGTAATAATATGCCTTATAAATATGAAATTTTAAATATTATTATTGGTAAAGCAAGATTTATTAGTAATTTAGAAACAAAATTAAAACAAGAAAATAAACATAAACAATATAAACCAAAAATTAAATTTGGAGGACATAATGAATGTTTTTCAATAAATTGTAATTTGGAGTTATAAAAAGACTAGATTTGTAGAATATAATTTAAAACTAAAAAAGAATATGGCATTAGTAGAAGTTAGACCAGTAGAGAAAGTAAAATGGCATGGTAAGAAAGACCATGAAAATTTTACACAACCTATCATAATTGAATGTTTGTATGATAATGTAACAGGAAA